CCAGTAGTCTTTGAAATAGGTCTAGGTACTCTTCTATACTTAGTATATCTTTTCTTTCTATACATTATTTTCATACTCTGCTTAGGCATTTTAAATAAAAATAAATAATTAGTATTTAATATTAATTATCTTAATCCCATTTATCCAATCATAACCTTGCTGACGCTGCGGTTAAGCCCCAAGCTCTCTCTTGCGCCTGATAAATGGTTCAATATCAGGCTTATGATTCGAATTTAAAAATTCGTCCATTTCATCCATATCAATTTGAGTTCTAATACCCAAATCTGGAAAATATTCCATATGATAAGTAAAACATCTGCGATCCATTGCCATATAGGTTTCATTGTCAGAAAACATCTCAGACAACGAATATTGTGAAGTAAATATAAAATATTTATGGTTTAAAGGCACAGATCCACCTTTAACCTCACCCCTGCAACCATATCTATCTGTCCATATTTTAAAATAATTAGAGAATATTTTGGGATGATCTAATCCTAGATCATCCCAAATTATTACCTGTTCGTCCTTATAACCATCAAACCATTTATTGTGATTTTTGTAATAAACTGACAATCCAGGAAAAAGTGCTCTTGCAAGACTACTTTTACCAATTCCTGATAAACCATATATGTAGATTCCTCGAAGACTCGAGGAATCTACAACCTCAGAATTATCCTTATATATTTTTTGCAAATTAGAATAATGTCTGATTTGTAAACCTGGGTCAATTTTATCAAATTGACCCTTTTTAGCATAATTAATAACCTCATCCCAATCATGCTTACTGTTACGTTTAACAGGCTTGGTTCCAAACTCCCAGGGCCCAGCCACACGTGTCTGGTCCTTCATACAATAGGCAGCAGCACCATTATCAGCCTTAACAACAGTAAGATGAGCAATATTACAAAATGCCTTAAGGCCACCTTGTTTTTTAGGATTGAGATAATTTGCATAAGCTTGAATATGCTCACGTTGGCCAGTCTCGCCTCGCTCGAGCTGTCCTACAACATATCTTGCACCTGTACATTCGTACAGGTTACTAAGATATGTTTCTGAATCTAAAATTTCCCCGTCCTGAAAATTTCTAGTTATTAACCAAGTTCGTGATTGCATTAAATAAAATTAATAAATTAATTTTATTTTATAGATATATAAAACGTACCGTTTTTACGTTTTATATATATATTTATATAGAGATACACGGATACGCCGCTCCTTATAATACTAATAGGAGCGGCGTATCTGGCAGCCATATTGAATTAAATAAATAATAATTATTTATTTAATTGGTAATTTATATAATTAACTATCTTAATCCCATTTATCCAATCATAACCTTGCTGACGCTGCGGTTAAGCCCAACCTAAAATATTGGATCAGAAAACCTAATGGTAACCTTAAGAACCAAGTTATGCCATATTATAGGTGATACAGAACTAATAACTGATCTAACTGCAGCAACAGCAAACTGCCCATCCAATGATGATAATTTAGAAGGACTAAACCATACACCATATCCGGTACCATCAGCACCCTGATAGAAATCATCTTTAAAATACTTAATGTATCTATGACTCTTGTCCGTACCAATAGGAAGATATATACCTTCATCATGACCAGTAATATCACCAGGTAAATTGGCAGTACTCTTAAAATTAGGATAAAAAGATAAAACAATATCAGACAAATTATTCTGTGTCAATCCTCGTTGAGGATTGCCAATAGCCTGTATAGCTACTATCTTCATCTTAGAATACAAAGTAGAATACTTCGAAAAAGAATTACTAGAAGAAATAATATTATCAATATTCCTATAAACAAGACTAGAACTAACAAACTGCACAGCAGTAATAACGCTAGGCTGACCTATCTGATCATAGACCTCAGTAGTTAAAGACATGCCAGTAGTCTTTGAAATAGGTCTAGGTACTCTTCTATACTTAGTATATCTTTTCTTTCTATACATTATTTTCATACTCTGCTTAGGCATTTTAAATAAAAATAAATAATTAGTATTTAATA